TTGAAAGATCACCAATATCCCAATTTCCTAAATAAATTTTATCTAATGGTATATCTGGTTTATTTATATCTCCATTCCCAGTAAAACCAATATTTATTTTTGGCATTGTATCACCATTTGTTGAAACTATTGTTAAAAAGTCTCTCAATACATCATTAGGATTTAAAGCAGTTTCAGCATCCGTTAAATTTGTTACAGCTTTTTTTTTCTTTGCCGCTATAGATTCTGATGACCATTCTATGTTTTTTTCTTTTAGTATTTGATATCTTTCATCAACAAGAACATACATTCTTTTTTTTCTTTGATTATTTCCAACATCAATATCTTCTATAGACGCAACAACAAAATCATGGTCTATTTCCCAATATTTTTTAGGTTTAGGACTACTATTAGTATCTTTAGAAATTACACCTTTTTTAATTTGAATATTTTCGGGTCTTATGAGTATATGAACTCTATTTCTTCCATCTGTTCTTTCAATATAAGGAACTTTATTGTCTTTTGAAAACGGTGAGCCTCTTAAAAAGATTTCAAATTCATTATTAAAAACAATTTCTGCTTTTGTTATCCAATTAAATAGCGATTCATGAATTGTAAAAGATTCTACAAGAAAAAAATCAACATATAATGGTTCTTGACCTTCAATTTGGTTATACATTGATATTTCAATATAATACCAAACATTATTTGGTCCTTGAAAATAATGACCTTTTTCTTTTATATTATTTTTAATTTCTTCAGCCATATTTAACAAGAAGCACTATTAACATTTTTTTCAAGATTAACTTCCAATTGATTAAAAACAAAAGTTACAGTAGAATTAATTTCATTTGGATCTTGATCTGAAAAATTAATTTCACTTAAAGATGTAGGGAATGCATTTGTATATTTAAAAGAAATTATTTTATTATTATATTCATCCATTCCATAAATTGTAAAAATTGATGTATAATCAGTCATTTTATGTTTTAATATTCCACCAATTGGACTATCAACAGTTTGTGGTTCTGCTGTGGATTTTTTGTAATCATTTAAAAGATTAATCCAATTCCAAAGTGTCCAATAATTTTTATAACCATTATCAATTAAAAATTTTAATGATAAAGGATCGTATGCAGGTCTGGAAAAAGAAGATGTTTTATAAACTTGACCACCATAAGGTACATCAATAGCAGGAACATTAATTGGAGGGACAGGAGAACCAAAAATTGAAAGTTGTATTGGATCTATTTTAAAATTATCTTCCATTACATTATCAATTTTTCTTTTTAATGCTATAGGTAAATCTAGAATTAAAATGAACTTATCACTACGTGATCTATTTAAAGGTGTTTGAATCATATTAAAAAACTACGGTTGGGTAATATTCTTCCCCATTTAACAATTTATCATTTTTTTCCAAATTATCAGGTATCTTTTTTTCTGGTTCTGGTTTATCCCACAAAACATTAAGCCAATTTTTAAAACTTTCTGCTTCAAACTCTTCTGTTATTGGTCTTTCCATATCAAATTTACCTACAAAACTATAACCTGCATTTAAAACTGGATTTTTTTTAAAACCCGAAACTTGTCCATAAAAAATAGGACTTTTTTTGATTAAATCTGAATTATCAACCAATGGTTTTATCTTTAAAGGTCTTCCTTGATCATCAGTTTCAATGATATTAAAATATTTTGTGGCAATTGAAGGATCTAAAATAAACAAACCCCAAATTAAACCAAACACTCTATCATCCAAATCGGTATCTTTTCTTTTACTATATGTAAAATTCTCATGTCTAACAAAATTTGTTAATTCCAACATAGTATCCATGTCAAAAAGAGATACTGCTTTTAATCCATTCACCCAATATCTAAAGTTTGTAACACCTCTATATCTAGTGTTTGTATGATTATGAATACCAAACCTGTTTTCTTTGTTATAATGCTTGCTAAAGCCATCAAAATGGTAAGAAACCACTGATTCATAGTTGTGTGTGTGACATAAAACATCCAATACCTGCTGTCCATTGTTGTTATTTTCTACAAGTATTGGTGGTCTTCCCCAATCATCCAAAATACCCATCAAACGTGTACCGAAATGAAAGGGACTCATTTGGTTAGTACAATATAAAGCAGCCTGTCTAATATTTGTAAGATCAGAAACGTCTAAAATTTGAGCAACTGTGTTTGATCTTCCAATACCTTCCCCAACGTCAACACCAATTGCATAAAAACTTTCAGGATTTGGTGGTTCAAAAATTTTATATGCACCATTATCCATTACTAAAATAGGTTCTTTTGATTGTGCTTTTAACTTTTCAAGTAATTCTGGATCAACTGCACTTTTTCCTTTCTCATGAAACACATTTCCATACTCTTGATCAAAATCTTCTTTCGATCCAATGGCATCCATTGCTTGTCTTTTCCATTCTTCGTCTCTTCCGGGAACATCCCACCAGTTTACAGTCTCTAAATGCCAATCACTATCTGGTTTTTGTGCTTGTTGATATAGTTCATAGAACTTATTATCCACACCATTTGGTGTACTAATAACTACAAGTTGTGATTTCTTCATGGAAGAAATAATAGGAATAGCAGACTTCCATAATTCTTTCATCAATTCATTAGGACAGTGAGCCATTTCATCAATAATAAGAAGATTACTTGTACTACCGCGAGGACCAGCACTTGAAGTCGAACTAATTGTAATTTTAGAATCGTTTTTTAATTCAAAACCATCCTTTCTCCAAGATTTTACAGGAGGTTTCATCCAAATTGGAAGTTGTTCAAATGACATTTTAATACGAGCAAAAATTTCTTTAGCGGTATCTTCTTTATTCGCTACAATTGTTATTCTTTTATCACTTTGAAAACAAACCATCCATAAAGCATATATGGTAATTGTAGTGGTTTTGCCACTTTGACGGCTGGATAAAACAACATTAAAACGATTTCCCGTAAAAGCCTTTAAAAGATTCTTTTGATATTTGTATAATTTGATTTTTTGCTTACCGTCTTCGGTTACAATATAAAAATAATTTTCTGCAAAATGGTTTATTTTTTTAGAACAAGTTTTAAGTTCTTCCACCATTTCCGGTGACCATTTTATTTGTGCATCATCCCTTAAAAGATTTTCATTACCTTTATAATAAGAACCATCGACTAAAATATCTTCGTTTTGAATATCAGATAAAGAAAATGATGATACATTTTCTATTTTCTTTTTTCTTCCCATACCAATACTTATGAAAAATACATTAAAAACAAAGTTTAATTGTTAATTTGTTTAAGTAAATTTGAAAGTACAGGAGCAACTAATTCTTTTCTAAGCAACTTTAATCTTGTTCCAGCTTCAGGCATTTTTGTTGCATCTTGAATTCTATTATATTCACAAACCAACCACCACAAATAAATGGTTCCATAATATTTGTAAGAAATTAAAATCCAAGTATCATTTAAATCAACATCATACTCTTCTTCTGCGGAACTGTTATTTGCAGGTAAAATATTTATAGATCTTAATAAATTATAAAATCTATTATCATCTGTATCAGTATAGATATTTAAAAAATTTTCATATCTATAAACAGAAAGGTTTGGTAAATCTTTAAAGTCCGATTGTTTCATAATTATGGTCCGGGTGGTTGTGGATTTGGTGAGTTTGGTTGTGGAACATAAAAATTATATGCATTATTAAACCAACCTGCAAGTGTATCAGTTACTGGTGCAACTTTATCTTCTATAGTATTTATATATTGTTCTATATTATTATTAGTAACTTGCACTTTATTTCCACCCAAAGTACCAGCAAAGACATTTGAACTTTGAGATAGCAGATCGGTAAATGTTATTGTTACTTTGTATGCTTCTGGTATTAATACACCAGCATTACCCCATATCCCCCATTCTGTCATTTTTCTTGTTGTACCAATACTATCAACTTTAAAGTTACTAACATAAGCAGCAGACATATAAATACCACCAAGAGAATAAGCATCAACTGTATATATTTTTGGTGGTATATATGACATCAGAGATGTTCTTGTTTTTAAATTTTGAAAAGTAAAAAGATTAACAAAATTAAAATGTCTTAATGCGGATCTTATATCTATAGTATTATATAATGGAAAAGAAACTGTTAAAGTTTGTTGGGATGTTCCATCATATTGTTTAGTTTCTTCAAAACCAAATCCCGGAGTTATTGCTCCTGTAGCAACACCAATTGCTGCTGGTATAATAGTATCAAGAAGACCCGCATCCTTACTGTTAGATTTTGATGAAGTTGTTAGAGCTTTTGTAAGACCTGTAATTGATGACCAACTATTTTCGATGGATCTAATATTGTCACCACTTTTTAATAACCAAGGAAAATTATAATAAAATCCGGTTTCTTCTGCTGCATATAATTGCATAAAAGTATCTACGTCCGTATTAGTACCTATTTGACCACCCAGTTTTAAAATATTTGCTAGTTCAGCAGCCCATGCACCATATTTTAATTCTCTTTCTATTACAAAAACATTGGGTACTTCTGATTTATTACCCATATTTGACCAATACATATCCGCATGAACATCCACCATGCCATTTTTAGGTTTTAATACTGTATAAGGACTACTTCTTAATAATTTAGAATCAATTATTTTTTCACTATGTGCTGAAAAATATTCATTTTCAACCATAGCGGCATTGATTCCACTAGAAAACCCTTGATTGCTTGCTACTGTAGCCATTTATAATACTTATGCGGTGGCACTATACTCTCTTGACGCTTTCCACCATGCTATTCTTTTGTCTGTGTTTACATCATACATGGGTTTAAATAAATATTTTTTACTTTCATTATTATCCATAACACTTGTACTATTATTGTTTACAATAACTGGGTTTGAATTAGAATTATTGATATTTAAAATATTTTTATTAACTTCCATCATAATATTTTTAATATCTTGAAGAGATTTATCTATAATTCCACCCTTTTTAGTTGCTATGATTTCATCATTTGGTGAAGTTTTATATGTTTGATTATTTTTTTTATCAATAATATAAGCAGAGGTTCCTTTTGGTTGCATGATAAAATCATCAACTGATT